AACTCCATGTAATTAGATTTCTTTTCGTTAAATGTTTCCATTTCTTTGTTAAATTTAATAGCCATTAATAATTACCTCCACTTTTTAAATAAATTAAAAGAACCTTCATTTTTAGGTTCTTCGATTGGTTCTAATGTATTTTTTAATTCGTTCAAGATGTCTTCTTTTTCATCATCTGTACGAATTTCAACTTCTTCCACTTCTTCTGGTTCTTCCTCGCCTTCCACTTTGTCAGCGAACCCTAGTTCTACTGCTGTGTTTGCGGACATCCACGTTTCGGCATCTACTTTTTCACGAATTTCTTCTTGACTTATATTTGCTTTTGTTTTGTAGATGTTGATAATGCCATTCTCAAGTTCATCTAATACGTCTGCTTCTTTCCTCATGTCTGTTTTAGTGCCCCAAACAATTGTAGAAGCTTCATGTATCATCATCATCGAGCCTAAGCCCATAATAACTTCATCACCGGCCATAGCGATTATAGATGCTGCACTACAAGCCCAACCATCAACATTGATAGTAACTTTGCCTTTATGGCGCTTTAAACGGTTGTAAATAGCGATACCGTCAAATGCATCTCCACCAGGTGAATTTAAGTTGATGACTACATCGTTACCACCTGCACTTTTCAATGCATTGTCTATGTCACTAGCAGAAAAGGAGTCACTAAACCAAGAATCACCGATCACACCATAGATAGTGATTTCTGTTACGTTTGATTCCTCGTCATGTTCCACTTTAAATTCTTGTGGTATGTTTTTTAGTTGTTCAACGTACTTTTGATTCTTGTACATTCTTAATAGCATCTCTTTGTTAATCTTCCTCACCCCCTTCAAGTGTTTCATCACTGGTTGTATAGTTCTTGGTCACAATGAATTCGTCGTGTATAGGGTCATCAGAGCGCTCTAATCCTAGTGCATCCCTTAACTCGTGACCGTTAGCAATGCCCGATGCCCTCAACTTATCGGCTGCTGTAGCTAAATCAAATATATCTTGATATTGCGGCTTACGAATTTCTATACAATGACCATCCATGATTTCTTTTTTAGTAAAATAAGTTACGTCTGCTGCTTCTTTAATTTTCTTTAAGAGTGGTGAAACAGTAAAAAACATATAATTCTTAGTTTGTTTTTCCACATCAGCCATATCGCCACGTAATAAGGACGGTGGTATTCCTAATGCATAAGCTACTTGGTCTAAAAAGCCGCCTGTGACTTTGTTTATTTCGTCAACCGATTGCCCAGCAACTCCATTTCCCGAGTGTTCTTGATATTTAAAGCCCGGTTGTTGCGGAATGATAGCGAATTGACGTTTTCCTACAGATTCATACATGTTATCAATAAATTCTTGTAGTTTCGTTTGCGCTTCTTTATTTTTAGCTGCCAACATATCCATATCAACGGTAGCCCTTAATTGGTTCTTTCGTTTTTGACCATTAAGGATATGTCCGAATAAATCTCCATAATCATAAAAAAGACTATCTAATAACCTAGATAGTTTTTCATTTCCGAATTTTAAATGTATGACCTCCGATTGTTTGAATTTATCCCGTAACTCATAATCTCTTACGACTACATTAAAAAACACATCTTCATATATTGCATATTCATTTTGTTGAAAGTCATCAGCTATCAATAAATCATCACCCACATGTACGACTAACACTTCATTGTCGTAAATTAACTTAGATATAAACTGTTGCCAAAAGGTACTAGCTGTTTGATTCTTGTTCGGTCTAGTGTTCAGCTTGTAATATAGTTCGTCTTTTATATATTCCTTACCATGACGTACCCTAAATTCTGTTTGACTTATCGTCCTAGCTAAAAATGATATGCACATTTCAATTGCTAGTCGTTTCATGTGTACTCGTTCGGATTTTTGTTCAAACAGTTCAATAAATTCTGGATCGAATGTAAAACCTATTCGTTCACGTTGGCCAAAGATTCGCTTTAATAATCCCAATTTATCACCACCTTTCATTTAGTTTGAATCGCTGCCACTTCCCTTTACCTATTCTAAATTTAAAACTTTTTATATCTAAAAAAGCCATGTCAATAATTTGTAAATACAATTGAGTGTTTACAATATTACAGAAGTATAAAAACATCGCTAACTTAACTAAAAACTTACTAAGAAATGTTTGCTTTACCTCTACATTCACTTTTAACTTACTCATTTAATGTAACCTTTCTTTTCTAGCAACTTATAAATAAATAAAAACAAACCACAAACCATCAGCCCGGGAAGTGTAATGTATTTAGTTAGTAACCAACCAACATCAATCAATAGTCCCTCCAATTCGTTCTCCATACGATTATCCCCCCTAAAAGTGTATTCCGTGTAAGATAAAATCATCTTCATCAATCAATAAATCATCAGCCTTATACATAGCGTGTATGAATGCTTGGAAAGGGTCTGTCTTACGTGTTAATTCATCTTTCTTGTGGTATTCCTTATTTCCATCTTTTTTAGTGACAACAAGAACGTTATTAGTTGCCCAGCGCATCAGTTCATTATTACCGAATACCAGTTGACGTTTAGCGAATAATGTCTCGATTCTTGGCGCAAGTAATGAGTGTATAGCTTTAGGGTTACGAATGTATACAAGTTCAAAGCCTTCTGCTTCAAGCGCTGTCTTGACTAAATCAAGCCTAAATGTATCAGCAACTATTGTGTTAACTCCATATTTATATCTCATTTCCACAAACCAATTAACGATATTCTTTATATCAATAACTGGACCGTCAACAATGGTAAGTAATCCATCTTGTTCCCACTTCTTGATTGGTGCACTTAGTTTAACTTGCTTCAAAAATCCACCACGTACAAACGAGTGAGTTTTCCACACATAGTTGCCATCAACTTTAAAAAGCAATCCCACACTTGCAAAGTCTTTAATTCGTGCATAGTCAAGCCCACCTACACACATACGATGTTCAAGTTCCGGTATTGCTCTTAGTTTAGGGTTAGGGTCATCCGGTTCAGAGTCAAATCCTGTTGCCCATATCTCTTCCCATGTTGCGACTGACTTTTCAATATCTTCTTCAGGTAGGTTCATTCGTTTAGTCATAAACTCTTCTCTACCTGATGGATCAATTTCTAAATCGTCATATTCTTCTTTCATTGTCTCGAATAAGTTTTCAGCGTAATCTGTTAAGGGTTTCTCTAACATTGGATTAGCTTTTTCCCACATGTCCATATCGTCCACTTCATCAGGGTCATCTATTTTACAGATAAACGGAAATAAGGTAGAGTCTGGACGTTTACCATGTAGCACTTCCATTGCTTGTTTTTTCATGCTGTCAATAAAGCCTTCACGAACATAACCGTCAGTGCCGATATAAACTTCACGTGGATGAGGTACTTTTCCTAATCCCCCACGCATTACACGGACGGTCTGAGCTGTTTCGTACATGTGGATTTCATCAAACACAACCATTCCCTCACGACCACCATCTTTTGATTGAGGGTTAGCTGTCCTGAAGCGTAACCAGGACTTAGTTTTCTTGTTCGTGATACGCATTTTCGTCAAATGGAACGAGCGTTGCAATGTTTTGTTTTCTTCAATGACGTTATAAACTTCTTCAAATGATGTTTTTGCTTGGTCTTCACTGTTGGCCACGATAGATATGTTGTAGTTTCTTATTCCATACAATTCACTATTCATATAGTTGCTTATTCCGCTTATGAGTCCGTTCTTACCACCACCTCGACCCATCATGATTAAAAAACGACGATAAAAAAGCCTTTTTGTCTCTTTATTAAAAAGAAAGAAAAAGGCTATAACGAATTTTTGGAACTCCTTCAAAGGGAAGTACCATTTTTCTATATATTGGATGCATTGTTCAATATGCTTATCGTCAAAGTACAAATCATCACGACTTAGTACATGTTCTTTCAAATACTCTATCAACATAATTCGTTCTTTATTGAGTTTTATTTTACCTGTTTCGTAAAGGTCAATATATCGTTCTACATACTCGTTTTTAATCATAATAAATCTTCTGCGCTATAATCTTCTTCATCGTCAATAAAATTAAACGATTTTTCAATACTCAATAAGGAACTATTAATACGATTCATTTCGTTTAGGAGTGGGTGTGACTTGATAAACTTTTGACTTCCGTTTTCTGTGGTAACAGACACGCCCTCTTCTTTTATTTTCTTTTCCATCTGTCTAAACATTTCCACGTGTTTTATGTAGCGTCCTACTTTTTCAACTTCGACTGGATTCGATGTGTCTATTCTAGACATCAAATATTCTCTTATTTTGTCTGTGCCGACGTTAATTCTTAGCTTGGTCAATTTCATCACACCCCCCTTACGTGAAAAAACGTTATGAATCTAGTTTTTCTGA